TAGTATTAATCGTTCATCAGGAGCATATACTGCTCTTTCTGATAAAAATAAAAAGAAAGATTTTGAAGATTCAACTGTAGGTTTAACTGAAGTAATGCAACTACAACCAAAAAAATTCAGAATGATAGATGATGCAGATGATGCTCCTAAAAAATTAGGTTTTGTAGCACAAGATGTTGAAAATATAATACCTGAGGCTTATTTTGAAGATACAAATGAAGATGCAAGTGGAGTTGAAAGTACTTTTATTGGACTTACAGACAGACCAATTATTGCTGCTTTAACTAAAGCTATACAAGAACAACAAGAACAGATTGATGCCTTACAATCTGAAATTAACTTACTTAAAGGAGAATAAATAATGGCAAATACATATACATGGGATTGCAAAACAGTTGATGTTTACCCAAACCATGACAGTCAATCAGACGTTGTTTACAACGTACATTGGCGATTAAACGCAGTAAGCGATCAACAAGATGCTGAAGGAAATAACTATTCAGCTTCTGTTTATAGTACTTACAGCGTTAATGCAGATGATATATCTAACTTTATACCCTTTGCAGATCTTACCAATGACACAGTTACTGGTTGGGTTACAGCAGGTATGGGTGATGATGAAGTCGCTAGTCTAAAGTCTAGCTTAGATAATCAAATCGCATTATTGATTACACCAACATCTGTTACTAAAACTATAGGTTAAACAATGGCACTATTGCCTGTAACTCCGCCAGCTGGCATAGTCAAAAACGGTACTGACTATGCTAACAAAGGTCGTTGGGTTGACGGCAATCTTGTGCGTTTTGAAAACGGTTATTTAAAACCGATTGGTGGTTGGTCTAAACTAAAAACTACAGCACTTGATGGTGAGCCTATAGGTATGTATGCCTATAAGGACAATTTGGGTGCATCTGTTTTAGCTGTTGGTACAAGACAAAAGGTTTATGTTTTATACGACAACACATGGACTGATATAACACCAGTTGGTTTTGTAAACGATGCCGATAATGATCCTCTTGGTTATGGTGCATACCACTATAACGTAGAAGATTATGGCGATGCTAGAAGTCAATCTGGGCTACCTCTTGCTTCAGGTCATTTCTCCTTTGATAACTGGGGTGAAGATTTAGTCTTTTGTTTTTCTGGTGATGGCAAAATATACAAGTGGAGGCCAGTTTCAGGAGGAACAGCTGATACCATTGGTACAGTCGTAACTAACGCTCCTACAGGCTGTCAGGCTGTTCTAGTAACTAATGAAAGGCACTTGGTTGCTATTGGTTCTGGTGGTGACCCTAGAAGGATAGCTTGGAGTGATAGAGAAGATAGAAACACTTGGACATCTAAAGCTACTAATACAGCAGGTGATGTACAAATACCAACAGGCGGTCGTGCTTTACTAGGTGTTAAATACCAAAACGATGTCATAGTTTTTAGCGATACTGGTATAGATAGAATGAGCTATGTAGGTTCACCCTTTGTTTATGGTATAACCGCAGCAGGTGCAAACTGTAAAGCAGTAAGTAGAAGATCAGTTGTACAAACAGGAAACTTTCTTGCGTGGATGGGTGAAAACTCATTCTTTGTTTACGATGGTGTTGTTAGAGAAATACCATGCGATGTGCATGATTATGTATACGACCAACTAAATGTACCAGGAAGGAAAGCATGTTGGGGTGGACATAACTCTAACTTTAACGAAATATGGTGGGGTTTCCCAAGCGGTGATGGTATATATCTACCAAACAAATATGTAATATGGAACTACTTAGAAAACACTTGGTCTATAGGTTCATTGGACAGAGGATGTTGGATTGACCAAGGTGCGTTTGATTATCCTATAGCAGGTGATTCAAATGGTTTTATTTATCAACACGAATCAACCACATTATCTAATTCTCCAAACTTAAATAGCGATGTGCCTTTTTGCACAAGCGGTCCAATAGAACTAGGTAATGGCGATAACTATGTGCAATGTAACCAGATTATTCCAGATGAAGAAGCAAACACATTACCAGGTGTAACAATAAGTTTTAAAGGTAAGTTTACCCCATTAGGTAGCGAGACAGACTTTGGTAGTTTTACCTTTGAAAGCGATGGATATACCGATGCTAGGTTTACAGCAAGACAAGTACAAATGACTGTAACAGGTAGCACAACACAAGACTTTCAAGTTGGTAATATAAGATTAAACATCAGACCAAGAGGTAGAAGATAATGGATCTATCCTCACAAAGACAGTATATACAAAGAGCTGAAACAGCGCATGAAATACTTACCACTACAGATTTAACAACATTATATACATCACCTAGCGGTGATGATTTCACTTTTGCAATCATTGAATCTATTTTGGTTTGTGACCATGATAATCAACAAACCAATATAACAGTTACTGTAACGCATGAGGCTACTACTTATACCTTATTTAAAGAATTTACTATTACTGCTTACAATACTGAAGAATTATTAACTAGAAGTTTAGTATTACACCAAGGCGATGTTGTAAAAGTACAATCAGATCGTGCTGGTAATTTAACTGTTTATGCGAGTATCGTAGAATATGCAAGAGGCGACTAATAACGTAGTAGACATACAAGAGGCACAAAGAGAGCCTTGGGAAATTGAATGGGAAAGGTGTAAGCCATGGCTTGAAAAAGCTATGAAATACCAAGATACCTATACAATCGATGATATAGAAGATAAAATAAGAAATGGTATAGCTCTTTTATGGCCAGGTAAAAAATCAGCTATGGTTACAGAGATAATACCTTTTCCGCAAATGTTATCAATGAACATATTGGTATTTGCAGGAAACTTTAAAGAATTTGAAGAAATGTTTAAACATATAGAAACATTTGCAAGAGAATCTGGCGTTAAACGATTATACGGTGGCGGCAGAAAAGGTTGGATTAGAAAAGCAAAACACTTAGGCATAAAACAAGAAGTGTTATTAAGTAAAGATTTATAGGAGATAATATGCCACAAGCATTACCAGTCATAACAGGAATAGGACAAACAGCAGCTGCTGTAGGCGCAGTTAAAAGTTTAACTGGTGGCGGAGGTTCTTCTGCTGGACAAACAACAACTACACAACAAGTAGACCCACAAACACAAGCTATGCAACAAGACCTATATCGTAGGTCTCAACAGATTGCACAACAACCGTTTATACCTTACACAGGACCAATGGTTGCTGGTTTTTCACCAGATCAATTACGACAGTTTCAAGCTACTAGAGGACTATTTGAAACAGGAATGGGTTATGACCCTACCAAAGCCTTACAAGGATTGGCGCAAGAACAAAGACCTATGACTGGTCAAGCCGCTTCTTTACTCGGTCAAGATATAGGTGCTTATCAATCTCCATATCAGCAACAAGTTATAGACCTAGCAATGGGTGACATACAGCGACAAGCTGATATAGCGCGTGGTAGTGCGCAGGATAGAGCAATCAGAGCAGGAGCCTTCGGTGGTTCAAGATCAGCAATAATAGAGTCTGAATCACAAAGACCTTACGCAGAGGCAATGCAAAGAACTGCTGTAGAAGGAAGGCAAAGAGGTTTTGAGCAGGCGCAACAAGCAGCAGAGCGTGATGTGGCTAGACAACAACAAATGCAAATGTTTGCACCAGAGCTTGAGTTAAGAGCAAGACAACAACAGGCTGGATTATTAGGCGGTTTACAAACAAGTCAATTGCAAGGTCTTGGTTTACTAGGTAGTATAGGACAACAACAACAGGCATTACAACAACAAGCTATCGGAGCGCAAAGAGGCGAGTTCCAAAGAGCGCTACAATATCCACAGCAACAACTTGGCTTACTAGCAACTGGTGTAAGTGGTGTACAACCAACAATAACAAAAACTGGTGGATATAGCCCTAGTGGATTAGAAAAGTTTTATGCTGCACAAGATCTTTACCAAACAACAAAACCAATGTTTCAAAATTTATTTTCACCAGCACAAATACCAGCACAAACAACAGATTTAACAATGGGTAAGCTTGCTGGAATGGGAGGCTTGTTAGGTTAATATGGCAATAGGAGATTTTTTTAAAGGAATAGGTCAAGGTTATCAAAGAGGACTAACAGAAATGGGTGGTTATGACCCAATGCAACAAGTATCACCAGAGGAAGCTGAAAGACGTAGACAAGAAGGTATGCAGGCTTTACAAAGAAGTTTAGGTAGAGCAACCGCTATATTATCTGGTGATCCTAGAAGAATAGCTTTGGCTGAAGAACAAACACAAAGGGCGGAGTCAAAGAAAAAAGAATCTGAGTTGAATAAAAAATTAGATGATGCTATTGATAATTCTAATTTACCACAATCACAAAAAGATTTATTAAAATCATTAAACACACAAACTAAAGCTCAAACTTTAATGCAAGCTTATGAGCCAACAAAAGAAGATTTAACAGCCGCACAAAAAAATCTTCAAGCTTATCAAGAAATAGCAAAAACAGGAACGCCTGATGAAATTGCTATAGCTAAAGCTGCTTTAATTGGTATAAGACAGGGTAAAAGTAAAGAACAATTAAAAAATGAAGTTGTTGCAAGTTTAATAAAACAAACCAATCCCAATACTTTTGAATCATACACAAAAGAAGAAATAGAACAACAAATAAAAATATTAGATGAGTTTTATGGAAAATCTGAAGAAATAGAAACTGATGAGAATAAACCTCTGACCTTTTCATTACAAGGTTACACGATAGAAGAGGGTTAATATGCCCACCTATAGAATCACAAATAAAGACGGAGTAAGTTTAAAAATTACTGGTGAACAACCTCCGACAAAAGAACAGTTAGATAATATATTTTTACAATATAATAAACAAAAAATAGAAACAT